TGCAGGACGACGACAAGTCACCTGAGTTGCAAGCTGCTGAGATGCAGATGCAAGCCATGGCCGCTGAGATGGAGCAGATGCACGGCATGCTTCAGAACGTGCAGCAGTCTATGGAAGCGCAGGACTTGGAACGCAAGGAGTTTGAGGCTCAGATCAAGGCTTATGACGCTGAAACCAAGCGCATCAGCGCCGTTCAAGCTGGCATGACCGAAGAACAGATTCAAGACATCGTGATGGGCACCATCGCGGCTGCAATGGACACTGGCGATCTGGTGTCCGGTATGCCCCAGATGCCACCGATGCAGGAGCCGCAGATGCCCGAAATGCCGATGCAACAACCTGAAATGGGAGCACCATTGTGAGCAAATGCACCTGCGCCGACTTCATGGGGATGCTGTTTTTGGCCCGGGATGTGGCGCACAGCGTTCATCTCAACACCCGCAGCTTCTCCAAACACGAGGCGCTCAACATCTTTTACGACCGCATCGTGGGTGCGGCAGACGATTTTGCCGAAACGTACCAAGGCCGTCATGGCTTGATTGGCCCCATTTCGTTACAATCGGCCAAGAAAACCACCAATGTGCTGGAATTTTTGCAAGAATCGCTCAAGCAGGTTGAAGAAGCCCGCTACGAGGTGTGCAGCAAAGACGACAGCACGTTGCAGCAACTGATCGACAACATCATTGAAGTCTATTTGCGCACGATCTACAAGCTGAAATTCTTGGCGTAGACACTGTGCAATAATTCTCGGCAGTGGTACATTTATGAAAATAGGAGCCGACATGGAACTTTTAAGACCTCTTGCGGATGGGGTATTCCCGGCAGCAACTGTCGCCTACACAGGCACCGCTGGCTCGACCAGCACTTGGACCGCTGGTCCTCAAGGCGTTGTCATTTGGGCAACCACCCCGTGCTACGTTGTAGTGGGTGAAGGCGTCACCGCCACCACTTCAAGCACCCCAATTCCCGCATTTACACCGATTCCGTTCACTGTGCCTGAAGGTACTGGTGCTCCTTGGCGCGTCAGCGCGATCCAAGTGAGTACGGGCGGCTCGGTTTACTGCAAACCCATAAACATCCGATGAGCTTCGGGGTTGCCCTCAGAAATGCTGTGTCTATTGGGCTGGGCGGTATCGCCACGCTCTTTTCCGGCACCATTGACACCAGCTTGACAGTAGATAACCTGCTGACAGAATCTGGGGCAAACCTTGTTCAGGAAAACGGCGACTACATCCTTTTGGAGTGAATAAATGGCTGATCTTAAAATTTCCCAGTTGCCAGCGGCAACGGTTCCCCTTGCTGGTACGGAGGTCTTGCCAATCGTCCAATTAGGTACGACTAAACAAGTGTCTGTCAGTGATGTTGGCCCAGTAAACACCACAACGGCAACCAACAGTCAAACGCTAACCAACAAAACTATTAGCGGTGCAAACAATACGCTGACTGTTGATGGAACCAACGCCGTAGGTTTTCGCGGAATTCCTAAGTCTGGTGCGGCCAAGACCACGACTTATACGTTGGCAACAACTGATGTGGGTAAGTTTATTTAACTTGGGGCCGGCGGCGATATTGTTATTCCCGATGCCACATTTTCAACTGGTGACGCAGTTGTTATTTTTAACAACACATCGGGCGCTATAACAGTTACTTGCACAATTACTACCGCATATTTGGGTGGTACGGACGCTGACAAAGCAACCGTATCGCTGGCAACACGCGGCGTATGCAACGTGTTGTTTATAAGCGGAACCGTCTGCGTTGTAACCGGAAACGTATCGTGAGTGGAATTTTAATGATGTCGGTGGGGGCTTCGTATTCCTCACTGCCAATAAACTCTACTGTTCCTGTTGTTACAGGCACTGCGTCAGTGGGTTCAACATTGACCACAAGCAACGGTACGTGGGCGGGTTCTCCACCCCCGACATTTACGTACCAATGGCAAAAAAACACAACCAACATTAGCGGCGCAACATCATCGTCATACGTTGCTCAATTTGATGACGTTGGGAATACATTGAGGTGCGTTGTAACCGCAACCAACATACTTGGTTCTGCAAGCGCTAATTCAGCCAACACTGCTGCCGTAGCTTTACCGGCTGCTGGTACTTCTATAGCGGGGGGTTATTTTGCTGGGCAAATTTCCACTGCGGGTAATAGTATTGCAGACTTTAACTTAATTGTCGGCCCGTTGTCATCCGCGCAAAGTACGCTTGCGTGGAAAACATCAAATACTAGTACAAGCGGTACTTCTTCAGTTATTGATGGGCCGACAAACAGTTCAAACATGAACGACTCTAGCCATCCAGCAGCACAGTTTTGTGAAGGGCTGAGTGTGGGCGGATTTAGCGATTGGTATATGCCAGCTCAAAATGAGTTGGAAATTTGTTACTACAGCCTTAAGCCAACAACAGAATCAAACTTTACAGGCAACGGCGCAAATGCTAATGCCGTACCCGCCCGTGTAGGAAATTACACCGCTGGCACACCCGCCCAAACCTCAGCGGCGGCATTTCAAAGCGGTAGCTCACAAGCCTTTACGGGAACTTCAGGTTCCGCTACTAGTAGCTATTGGTCTAGTACAGAATTTAGTACCACTAATGGAAATGTGCAGTATTTTTCTTATGGGCGTTTTTACACAGAACCGAAAACTAATAACCGAAAAGTTCGCGCCGTTCGACGTATTCCGGTTTAATTTTCAAGGAGCATCACAATGTACATTTGTGTAACTGAGGTCGACGCTGTAACTAAAATACCTTGTACGGTTGAACCGCAGCGCACAGGCCCATCCATGCCTGCTATTAAGGGCTTAAAAATAATTTGGCAAGACAAGTCCACATGGCCTGTCAGCACAGACGCCACAGGCACGTACCTTCGCGCCCCCAAATACTACGGCACTTGCGATGCGGATGCAGACACAAGCATTGCCGGGGTGTTAGAAGTGCTGACTGAGGAAGTCTGGAACGAGCGCCGTGTTGCAGAGCATGAAGCCACTAAACCTTACCCATCATGGATTGGCTACTTAGACACCATGAGCTGGAGCGCCCCTGTCGCTCGTCCTGTTGATGCCGTCATGAATGGCGGTAACGTGCGCTATCAATGGGACGAGGCTACCGTTAGCTGGGTTCCACAAGCCACCCAAGCATGAAAGAGTTCTTTTTCATCTCAGGGTTGCCACGGTCAGGTTCAACCTTATTGTCGGCCATTCTGCGCCAAAACCCTGAGTTCTACGCAGACATCTCCTCGCCCGTGCAAAGCTTGGTGGCATCGACCATCAACGTCATCACGGGCAGTGAGAGCAATTATCTGATTGATGAAGACCGCCGCAAAAGCATCCTGCGGGCCATGTTTAACGCTTACTATGATGATGTTGAGCCGCCTACCGTGTTTGACACCAGCCGAGGTTGGACATCCAAGACATCCCTTTTAAAAACCTTATACCCGCAAACCAAAATTGTCTGCTGCGTACGTGACATACCGTGGATTCTGGACAGCTTTGAACGGATCGCAACTAAAAATAGTTTGTGGAATGCCAGTCTGACAGACGATGAAGCTAGTCAGACCGTAACAACCCGGTGTGATGCGCTGATGGATGTTAAAAAAGAAGGTCAAGTGGTCAAGCCTTATTACTTTTTAGAAGAAGGCTTGCTCTTAAATCCAGACATGATTATGCTGGTAGAGTACGAAATGCTGTGCAAGCAGCCCGAGTGTGTAATGCGGGAATTGTATGGCTTCATCGGCAAGCCATATTTTGACCATGATTTTAAAAACGTTGAGTATGAAAACGAAACGTTTGACAAAGCTTTGAACATGAAAAGCCTGCACACGGTCAGAAAAGAAGTGACTTGGATTGAACGTCCGTCTATACTTCCTAAATCGGTGTGGGAAAAATACGCAGGTAAAGATTTCTGGCGTACACCTGCACCGGATTTTGCGGTCAAGACTCTGTACAAAGTCAAGTAATGAAAATTCTAATCATGGGTCTGCCCGGTAGGGTCTTGGATTGTTGGGTCCATGTAGACCGAAAAACTGTTGCGAACACGGCCAATTTTGATGTCTTGGTCAAATGTGTTTTCGTCGCAATACTCGGTCAAAAGGCGAATATAGCCCTCGCCATAGGCCACTTGGTTTTCGCAGGCGGTGTCATAGGCCACGTCAGCATCCGAGATGTACTCGATGTGGCGAATCATGCCGTTGAGCACCTCGGCAACCTGCAAATCGGCCTTGTCGTCCACTGGGATGACCTTGGCACCGGGGCGATTTTGCCGCATGTCGTTGGTCACTTGACGAACGTGCTGCGGCAGCTTGTTGATGGTCAGGCAGGGGCGGGCGTTGATGGTCTGACCCTGCACCGCGCCACGGGTTGCCAGCACATCGGCGGGCCACTGCCAGTGGTTGTCGGGCGATCCGGCATAAAACCTCAGGTCGTCAATCTCGTCTTCACGCGATTCGGACAACGCAGAAACCGCCAGATCAAGTCGTGCTCGTGCGGTTGCCAAAATGCTGGCGTTGCTTTGGTCTTTGGCCGAGCCGCCGACAGCAACTGCTGCTGCGGCTACGATGCCGGTAGGATCAGCCATTCAAGACTCCTAAAACATGGGGTTCGCGGATGACAACGTACTTTGTGCCACCGTGCGCAAATTCTTGCCCTACCCCAAAGTATACGTGATCCCCGGATTTCAGTTCTTTGCAGTCTGGTCCGGCTGATACCACGATGCCCGTTTCCCCACTCTCGTCGAGTGGGAGCACAAACAGCGGGTGCTTCTCAACATCACGCTTAATGATCAGGCAGTTCTGCATGGCGCGAAGGCTCATTTTTTACCTTTTGGTGCTGGTTTAGCGGCTTCGCGCTTGACTGCGTAAGCGATGGCAACCGCCTGTTTGACGGGTTTGCCTGCGGCTACTTCGGCTTTCACGTTCTTGCGAAACGCCTCGGATGACTTGGATTTAACAAGCGGCATGGTGCTACCTCAATCGTCGCGGTTGCCAATGAGGGTAAACGTGATTTTGACCGCTTCGCTCAAAGAACCACCACCACCTTTGCGGTTAGCCAGTGCGATGTCAGCATAACCTGTGCCTATGTCACCGACATACGCAATATAGTCACCTGCACCGGCCACACCACCCGATATATTTAAAACCAACACGTCATTGGTTTTGATGGTGCTGTTGGTCATGCGAAATATAACGGTTGTGTTGTTACCCAATGACGCATTGTTCATGGTGATACGCCCGGTCGGGGTGTTCAGTGTCACAGCAGTGGATTTGCTGGTCAACTGAGTCACTTCACCAAACGCGCACGAGCAGTAACCTAGTTCTTCGGTGGCGTACACCGTGGTGCCGCGCACAAGCTGCGGGTTATTGCGACCAATCACGCCGCCGTCAATGTCTTGGTCGCGGTACGCAACACCAATGGGTTTGCTGTCGCTCATTTTTTACCTTTCGATGTGGGTTTGGCCGTTTTGGCAGACTCTCTGAAATCTTTGGCAGTGGGCGCGGCTTTGCTGCCCGGTTTGTTCATCTTCTCGCCAGAGCCGGCTTTAATGCGCTCTTGCTTGGCGTGAATATTGGCATAAAGCCCGGGTTTTGTAGCCATTTTATGATCCCATCCATGATGTTGTGACGCCTGCGCTGCCGTTATAGGAACGCTGCACAGTGCGGGAATTGTACTCCCGGTGTGCAACAGGGAAAGCGAATGTGACGGCAATCGCGTCAGCGGCATCGGGCGATGCAACTCCTCGTGATTTCATCTCTTTCTTGCCTTCCAAAAATATGGTGCCCGCCGAGTTGGGCTTCTTCATGGGGCCGGTCAGGTCGTTCTTGAGTAGCCGGTCCTGCGGCAAGCTGGCGGTCTTCACCCAGTCGCGCATGGCTCCCCAAATCTCAGCCCGCTTGTTGCCCCACATGATCGGGTTCTTGGCCTTCCAGCCAAAGTTGACCCCGCGCACTTTGTACTTTTGCTCGGTCAATCTGTCAAGGATGCCGTACCCCAGCCCACCCTCGTCAATCACGGTCAGTGCTGGCCGGTACTCGTCGATCGCATCAATCACGTGGCCCACCACGCTCATGGTGTCCTCGCCCTTGAACCGCTTGATCGCCACGATGTCCCGCCCTTGGCGCACGGCGATCACGGTGGAGTCCATGCCGCCCCGGGCCGGGTCCACGCCGATGATGATGGGTGCGGTCATGTCCTTGTGCAGTGGCCGCTTCATGGCGTCATCAACAAGGTGCGGTGCGATGAACTGGTCTTGGCCGCTCTTGGGGAAGTCCCCGTAGACCTCGACCCGGGCCTCGTCAGAGTCCTCACCGTACTCGTTGATGATCTGCTGGTAGATCGTCTTGTCGGTGCCCTCGACGGTGCGGGCGTCGATCTTCTCGCTCTCCCAGAACTCCCGCTTGCCACCGTCCACCGCCTCGTAGAAGTACCCGGTGTTGCGACGACCGTTGCTGAACGCCAGCCAGTACCGGTCCAAGATGTTCTCTGTAAAGAAGCCCGCAGCCACGGACCAGATCGAATCGGGAATACCGCTGGCCTCGTCGAAGATCACCATCATGCCGTCCATGTTGTGGACACCGGCATAGGCGTCTGGGTTCTCCTCGGACCACAGCTTACCCTCAGCACCCCAGTACCGGGTGCCTTTCCTCAAGTCCCTCTCAACCAGTTCAGTCAACCAGTTGGCCGGGTTCAGGCTCGTAGCTGTCGGCTCCCACCAGTGCGCGTTGATCGCCATCGTGACCCACTTGGTCAACTCACCCCACGTCACTTTGCGCAACTGGTTCTCGCTGTTAGCCGATACGATGACGCTACTGCCTATCCGTGTGGTCAGCATCCACAGCACGAGCCACGACACGAGTGCAGATTTCCCCACACCCCGTCCAGACGACACAGCCCTGCGCAGTGCTTCGATCAGTTCGCCGTTGGTCAGCTTGCCCCTGTTGGTGCGGATGAACTCGGTGATCCTGCGCAGCGCCTTACGCTGCCACGCCCGTGGTGCCTTGAAGTG